AAGTACTCAAGATATCCTTTACGGATATTTTCATTGACACGTTCAACCCAATCTAGGGCCTCTTCCATACCACTACATGTCAAACGATCATTTACCGAAATACCAGAAAGATTACCACGGGTAAATGTTTTTTTGAATTCAATACGAGTCATAATTACTCACCTCTCATCATCAAAATAATATCACGGACTGATTCACGATCAACCGTATCAGCACCGTACTTCATAATATCTTTCAATACTTGTTCACTCTTGAAGTATTGGTTGATACCTTCGACAATTTCTTCCTGTGTGAATTGCATCTCTTCGCCATAAACACCATCATGTTCCAAACTGTAAAACATGTTCATGTAGCTGATAAACTCATGTCCACGCTCTGCAATCTTCATCATATCGTTCAAATTCATAACTCTCTCCTCACTTTCTATACTTACAGTATACAGACTTTTTCGCAAATGTCAAGACTTTTTTTCAAATAATTTCGAAAAATTTTCGAACACACGATTGTATGCACTACACTCATAACCATAGTGATCAAAGAAGTCATCATCATCACCAAAAGTTACTTCGTCAACATCACCACGGGAAAACGCATTGTGGCTCTCGACATACTCAGACCAGATGCGATTCATTGATTCCATACCTTCCAACAAATCACCACGGCCATGTTTGGTCATAACATCAATTGCTTCGTTGAAAGACAAGGTGGTAACATCATAATAATCAGGAATACGGAACATAATTTTTTCTCTCTCTATCAATCTATGTACACAGTATAACAAATAAGAGAAAAATGTCAATAGGTTTTTTTGAATTAAAAAGAATAAGGATATCAGTCGTTTAGAGACTTATCTTTAATATGTTTTGAATGTATCTTGCATCCGATGAACTCATTGTAGTAGTCATCGGACAACAAGACATCATGTTGGAATTGTAGTTTGGCTTCGTAGTAGGAACACTCGCCCTTAGTACGACAGAGTTTTAGGATTTCTCGTTTATAGTTTTCGTATCCTTTGGACTCCACAAGTCTTTGGACTTCAACGTTCGAACCATAGTAATCACGCCAATTCGACTCAACTCTAGTGCGGACCCTACGACGGCGAGTTTTCGTAACCGGGAGTATTTTTGGTCTCCAGAAGAATTTTTTTCCAATGTATTTTTTGCCGGTATCGATCTCCGTGATCTGATACACAAACCCTTGGTATTCTTCTGGCGTTTCTTCGAACGGTCTGTTATCATACGTCCAAGTCATTGTCTGTCATATCTTCTGGTTCACATCTACGACCACAACAAGGACAAAACTCTATATCACAATCATCTTCTGCGACTACATGTGTTTCGTAGTCGCATTCTTCACACATAATCCTGTATTGTTTCATGCGACACGATCCCATCCCCAATCACCTTCCATTCCTACTACAGAATATTCAGTGACTCGTTTTTCAAAGAAGTTATCATGAGATGCCCCATTGAGAACCCAATCAAGCCAGGGAAGAGGATTATCTTTCGCATTGAATTTTGGTTTCATACCAAGCTGAAGTAAACGACGATCAGCAATGTGTCGAATGTATTGTTTCACTTCTTCCTTTGACAGACCTTGAATCTCGTGTCCGTTGTATGCAAGTTCAATGAATCGATCCTCTAGTTTGACACCTTGTTTTGCCATCTCATAGATTTTTGATTTCAATTCGTCATTGACGATACGTGGATGTTCTTCACAGAACTCACGGAATAGTTTTGCATTTCCTTGTACGTGCATTGTCTCGTCACGAATCGACCACTCAACAATTGTACCCATTCCTTTCATCTTACCAAAACGTTGAAAGTTCAACAACATCACGAATGATGCAAACAAACTCATCCCTTCATTAAATACAGATTGTGCAAGAGCAAGAGCAAGGCCAGTATGACTAGAAGTATCTCCATTCGACATGAAATCAATTTTGTCAGCCATTGCTTTATACTCAAGAAATGCATGGTATTCCTCATCTGGTAGTCCAAGTGTGTCATTCAATAATGCATACGCCCTTTGATGCACACCTTCTCGTGTAGCAAAAGACGATAACATATTTCTAATTTCATTATTCTTAAATTTAGGAATCAAAAACTCGTGATAGTTTTCACCAACCTGTACGTCTGACTGAGTGAACAGTCTTAATACTTGTGTGATGAATTCCTTGTCTGCATCTGACAGTTTTGTTCTCCAATCCTGCACATCTTCTGACAGTTCTGCCTCGTCTTCGATCCAATGAATCTCCTCGTGCTTCTTCGTCATCTCGACGGCCCAAGGATATATAAAAGGTTTATAAGTTTTAGAAATATTGAGTAGTGACATTTATCCCTCGCAAGCTCTGCATTCTTCTGATTCTAATATTGGCAATCCACAAGTGATGCCTTCTGACATAGTATTGAGATGTTCCATCAACTCATCATACCCGCCAACGTATTGACCTTCAATATAAATTTGTGGAACTGTTTTGACTTTACGACCAGTGACTTCAGCCGCAGTCTTACCGATTTCTTCTAGTGATATGTATTCGTAATGAATACCGCGTATTTCAAGTTCATCCTTTGCGGCAGCACAGAAAGGACAGTTGTTCTTTCCATACACCAAGGTTCTCATATCATCCTGTAGTGCTACTCTTTCAACCTTCTCTGATACATTCTCTGCACGAGATTTTGCTTCTGTTCTGAGATAATAAAGTCCTTTAAGTCCTTCCTTCCAAGCCTTGATATGAACTTTATTAACATAAGCTTTCTCAGCGCCCGCAGGGAAGAACAAGTTGACCGACTGTCCTTGGCATATAAACCTTTGGCGGTCGGCAGCATGTTGAACAACCCAGTTTTGATCCAACTCTTGGGCTGTCTTAAAGACCGCCTTCTCTCCCTCCGTGAGATCTGGGAGATGTTGAACCGAACCTTTGTTAGTAATGATTGATGTCCAAGTAGTTTCATTATTTATACCATGCGCTTCTAGAACTTCTTCAAGGTACTTGTTTTTAACCAAGAACGAACCCGCTCTTGTTCTATGAGTGTATGCGTTTGCCTTTGAGGGTTCGATACTTGGGGATGTTGAGAGAATAACTCCAGAACTCGCATTAGGAGCAATCGCCAACATGTGAGCGAAACGTAAGCCTGTACCAAGTCCATCTGGATATTCTCCTCTTTCTAGTGCAAGACGTTCAGATTGTGCAACTGCTTTAGTCTTGATTGTATTAAAGACAACTTTATTGATCTCTTGAGCCTTTTCAGATTCCCAGGCCACCCCGTGTTTGTGGAGTAGTGAGTGGAAGCCCATCGCTCCCAAACCAATTGATCTTTCTCTCGATGCAGAATAACGAGCTCTTGCAATTTCATCTGGTGCGTTCTGTATAAAGTACTCAAGTACGTTGTCCAACATCGTGATGAGATCTTCAACAATTGTGGTATTCTTCCACTCATCGTAGAACTCCAGATTGAGAGATGATAGGCAACACACCGCAGTACGATCAGCAGAGGTTGGTAGATGAATCTCATTACATAAGTTTGAGCCATGAATCTTTAGTCCCAAGTTTTTTAACGATTGAGGTAACTTCCTATTCGCCTCGTCAATAAAATTCAAGTAAGGTTCACCTGTACGGAAACGAACCTCTATGATTCTTTCCCACAGTTTACGAGCACTCACTGTCTCAAAAACCTTACCGTTTGCAGGATCTTTGAGATCCCACTCTTTATTATCTATCACAGCATTCATGAAGTCATCTGTGATATTAATTGCATTATGTAGGTTCAAAGCCTTACGTTGAACATCACCTGTTGGAATTCTCATATTGAGAAACTCAGCAATATCTGGATGTGAGATATCCATGTATGCCGCATACGATCCTTTACGAGTCTTACCTTGACGGTAAGCAATCATATCTGCATCGACTGTGTGCAGGAATGGGATTGGGCCAGGAGCCTTATCACTAATTGTTCTAACATCGGACCAATGTCCACCGACTCCACCACCAAGTACAGATAACCAGCGCAACTCACTGCTATGATCAATAAGACCTTCAAGAGTATCAGGGACGTAAGTAAGAAAACACGATATCGGGAGTCCTTTGTCACTTGCAACTCCGTTAGGAGCGTTCGAAAGGACAGGACTAGCAAACATAAACCACTTACGACTAACATAGTCATAAAGACGCTGAGCAAGTTCATTATCTAAATTTCCTTCAAATGTAGACCATGCCTTGGATGCACGAGCGTATGCCTCTTGTGGAGACTTCTCGTGATCACGCATATAGAAATCCTTGAGCATTCCTATCGCATAGTCAGTTAATAGGTTATCTCTATCTTTATCGATTTTTAACATTAAATTGCCTCGTGTAAAAATCTATTATACACTAAGTTACATAGTTTGTAAACTACTGATTACTATTTTGCTCAGGGGATGGAGCTTCTGGTTGGACCGCTTCTTCGTAGTATACTATGATTTCAGTTTGTTGATTTATATATCTTCTTAACTCTGCAACATTGAGAGCTAAATTCTCATAATCACGCATAGACAAAGCAACGAATGCAACTTCGCCATGCAGTTCCGAAAATTCTTTTATAAAAGATTCAAGGTTGTCTTTGGTGACAACATAAACCTTTGTATCAATTAGTTGTACTGGCTTCGGCCGGGATACCGTCGGTACTACCGTTTTCTCCACCTTGGTCACTACTTGGACTTTCGGTTCCGGTGGTTGACTGAACAGGCTGCAACCACTCAGGGAGATTAGGGTCAGGAGTACCACCAGTATCGACAACGATTGCCCGCCACAGTTTTGCTGTTGCACCATTCATCTTACCTTCTAGTTTCACTGCGTCTTTAATCGCATCTTGTACGAGATCTAATTGTCTGAGTTTATTTCTTAGATCATCACCATACGCTTCCGCCTTCTGCAACTTTGCAGAAAGCTGATTCATTAATTCTTGATTGCGAGCCATCTCGTCTTTCATGGTGTTCATGCTTTGTTCAGCAGTTTCGACGGCGACTTCTAACTTGGCGTTATTTTCTCTGAGGGTGGCGAGGCGAGTTTGAGTGTCATTATAATACCAGACAGCTCCGTATCCTACAGAGCCGAGAATTCCCAACAGTATTAACATTAAATAAAGTTTGATCATGATTCTATAAAGGGTCTAAATCTTTTTAATAGGGCTGGTCTTTTTTTCTTTCTACGATCCATCACATTCGTCGTAGTAAATCTTGGTCCCATGGCAGTTTGTGCAGGATTAGGAATTGAACCAGTGTTTACAGCAGGAGCGTCTTCTTCTACTTTTTTCATTTATAGATCTCGCTTGCAGTGACGTATATTGTCTGTCTTGTTGGTAGATGGATTGCTTCGTATATATCTATACCAAATAGATCGTTGACAGGGAAGCAGTTGTCTTCGATTCGAATTTTATCTTTGGCCTTTACTACATCATCACAAGTCTTATTCAGAACCTTTTCTTCTCTTACTCGGTAAATTCCTGGCGATAGTTGTCTGTCTTTAGT